TCTACGTGTGTTTTTTAAAAATGGTGATTCATAAAACGCAGTGTGACGATAACTAATAGGTATTTGTTTTTTAGATATCCACTTATCATTTTTTATTCGACTATATCTCTCACTATGAGATGCATATACTATTTCTTGACTATTTAAAACAGTAACACCTGCATCATGAAATCCTTCTGATATTCCTAAATTAACCATTCCATTTTTCCAACATCCAATTTTTTATTTGTGTTTCAACCAAATACTCAAATCTTTTCCAATTATGATTTTTATTTGGATATGTATCAACTTGTTTATGTAAAGTAAGATATACATCCTCAATCATTTCAACAGGCATATGTTGTATTGAAAGATGTTTTGGATATCTTACAGTGTTGTATCCTAAATATACATCATTTTCATTACAGAAGTCAACAAAATCTTTCATCTGAAACCAATTATTTGTCATTGGATTTACCATAACTGCAATATCACAATATTGTTTAAATACATTAAAATTTTCCATAACAATATCAAAGTCACCGTTCACTCTAATTTGTTCATATAAATTTTTTGTCAAAGCATCAATACTGATATTTAAACTTATATTTTTTTTCTCAATATACTCTCTTACTCTTTTGTTTAATATACTTCCGTTAGTTGCAACATTAATTTTTTTCATATCATCAATTTTATCAATAATATCAAATACTATTTTTTGAGCAAAAGGCTCACCTCCATTAAATCTAATTTCATCTAAGTATGGGAAAAACTCTTCTAACTCATCTATGAACTTATCTGAATATGCCTTAGGCATAGGTGGTAAACCTTTATTCTTTCTAATACCTGATGATAATCTTTCATCACACATAATACACTCAAAGTTACATTGATTTGATAACTCAAGTTCTATCATACTAGGATATTTTTTTACAATATTATTTTCGTATGCATCTGCAATAGTAAAGTCTTTATGTAAACTACAACATTTATTTCTATATCTATCAAAGTGTTCTCCAAACCAAATATCTTTGAGAGATCTTTCTTCAGACCATTTATCACAATTACCAATAGTCAACCAACAAGGCGATACAAAACCTTCCACTGAACAATACATATTTGTATGAGGTGCTTTACATAAATTACTATTCATCCTTTTTATCTACTGTGCAGTGTTCAATACATTGAACTAACGCAGTATCTTCACTTTCCCATGATTTAGGTAACGTTTCTGTAAACCATTTGTCGTTTAGTATTTCTTCTAATGATCTATTATTAATATTAAATTTTTCTTTATTATCATTATACTCATCCCAAATGTGTTGAGTATGTTCATCTTTATGCTCTTTGTGTGTTAAATTTGACTTGAAACCTAAAAGAAATCTATAATGTGGATTACAAAGATAACAACATGGATAAACTTGACCGTCTGGGTTTATTTGAACTCTACCTTCTTTTTTCCACTCACACTCTATCATTGAAATCTTTCTTTGGTCTACAAATATCACAATTGCAACTCCAAGTTGTTACAGGAAGTTTTTTGTAAGATTTTTCTAAAAATTGTTTCTCGCCATTTTCATCCACATAATGAAACTTATCTTCCTCATCAAATATTCTATTTGAATGAACAAACTCACAAAAAAATGCACCATAAGATTTATTTTGTTTTTCTATTTCTTCAATGTAGTCTTCATTATGTTTAAAAACAACTGTGAATGTTTTTGCTTTTGCAAACGTTGATGTTAATGTTTCCATATTGTTAAGTATCTTTTGCAGGTTTGTTTTTCTTCTATATTGTTGATGCATCTCTTGTGTTATGCCATCAATATCAAAAATAACCTCAAGTCTGTTTCCACACATAACTCCAAGATTCCACCACCAAGTTTCATCTCGTATAGAACCGTTTGTTAGTATTTCTATTTTACAATCTGAATTGTCTATTATATATTTACAGATTTCAAATATATCTTTTGCCATGATTGGATCGCCCCAAATACCACAGAACTCAATAATATTAATATTTTTAAATGTTGGAAATGCTCTTTTGAAGTCATCAAGTGACCAAGACGTTAGTGGCAACCAATCAACTGTATTCAACCCATTAGGATTAGTGCGATGACATTGAGGACAACCTGCATTACAAAAGTTTGTAATACCAATTGAAACCTCATTTATCTTCGTAGATGAAATTGTCATGTTTTTCTTTTTTCTTAAATCTTTTTAAGAATGTATTCCAATACAATAAAAGATATAATTTTATTTTTTTAATTTTTTTATGTATCATGATGCTATCCTACTAAAGTTTTGTGTCTTTTCAAACTTGATACTATTTCTAAATTTATCTACAAGTTGATCACCTTTGTGACTTATTACAAATACATTTTCATTATCAAGTGTATTTAATATTCTTAAAAACTCATCTGTTCCTTGACCATCAAGTGAACTGTCAAATATCTCATCAAGTATTAAAAGATTTGTATTTGTAGAATTTTTCATCTTTGCAATCGCTCTCCATGTAAAAAGTAAAGCAAGATCAATACGCATTTTTTCACCTTCACTAAATGACGCATAATTAAACGCATCTCTAAATCTTGATCTGATAGTTTCATTAAAGTTTTCATCTAGATTAAAATTTACATAAAACTCCATTGACATTAAATACTTATTAATTAACTGATTCATAATCGGTAGATATTGTTTGATGATTTTTGTTTTGATACCTGCATCATCTAACATATCTCTGGCTGCGTGTACATAAGTTCTCTCTTCTTTCTTTGTACTTCTAGTATTCTCGATACCCTTGCATTCATCTTTCATATTTGATAATTTATCAATGTCTGTCTCTGATACTGAACCTGCCTCAAATGATGCAATCTCATCTTCTAGTTTTTTATTGTATTTTTCTAATTCTGTAATCGATGATGATAACTCTGCTCTTCTAACTTCATTATCACGAACTTTTGTCATTATATCATTGATCTCATTCAATCTATTTTCAACATCTGTTAATTCATCTTTAAGTTTAGTTGCGCCATCAACTATTTCTTTTATTTTATTTTCTTTATCTGTTAACATTGATTGTTTGTGTGAAGATTCTATATCTTGTAAACATACTGGGCAGTTATCATTGTTCTTAAAAAAATCTGCATCTTTTGTTAACTGTTTATGTTTTTCAATCAGTGTAGCTCTAAGATTATTAAACTTTTGTAGTTTATTTTTTACGATATCTTGATCATCTACTTGTTTCATCAAGTCAATACTTTCATCACCAATAAAATCAAACTCTTCAGTTCTTTCATCTAAGACAGTTTTATTATTTTTATGTGTGACTTGTTTATCTGATATGATTTGTTCTTTGTTTGCTTTCATATCATCAATGTAATTTTGTTGCATTGCAATCTTTTCTACTGCAAGTTCAAACTGATAATCCAACTCTTTTATTTCATCTGCGATATCTTTTATCTTTTGTTTTAGTAACATACCCATGATAGAAAATATTTTTATGTCAAGTATCTCTTCAACAACTTCTCTACGATGAGATGCTTTGAGTTGCATAAAAGGAACAAACGTAGATGATCCTAAAATGACAACTTGTGTAAATGATCTATAATTTAATCTTAAAACATTTTGTTCTAAAAATTTTTGATAATCTCTTGAGTTTGCATCTTGATTAATTAAAATATTATCACAATATATCTCAAAAGTATTTGGTCTAATACCTCTTACGATCTTCCATTCTTTAGTTCCTATACTAAACTCAACTTCAACAACTGTCTCTCTATCATTAATAGAATTTACTAATTGTGATTTACTAATCACTCTAAAAGGTTTTCCAAATAGTGAAAAACATAATGCATCTAGTATTGTTGATTTACCTGCACCGTTTTCGCCAACGATAAGTGTTGTCGCATTTTTATCTAAAGGTATCTCTGTGAATTGATTACCAGTAGAAAGAAAATTTTTCCAACGCACAGTTTTAAAATTAATCATAATTCTAAATCTTGAGCCTCATTGTATAATCCTCTCATAATTCTTTTGATTCTATCTTTATCTAATTCTATCTCAAGTTCATCAACATATTTGTTTATTAATGTCGTAGTGTCCTCTGCATATTGAACTATATCATCTGATACTGAGTCAGCAGATAAATCAGAGAAGTCTTCAATTACTTTGACATCATGACAGTTTGCCTTCATTAGTCTTTCCATAAATCTATCAAACTGATAAAGATCTTTTTTATTAACAACTACTACCTTTACAAATTTATTTGTATATTGTGTGACATCATGATTTTCATATGCTGTTTGTGTATCATCATAAAATATTTTTTCATGCATTCTGAAAGGATTTAAAACTCTTGTTAGTTCTAAAGTTTCTGTATCAAATATATGAAATCCTTTCGGATCATTGTAATCATTCCAATAAATCTCATAAGGTGCTCCAAGATAATATATCTGACCATCATCTGATTTATGATGATAATGACCTGAAAACACTGATTGAAACTTTGAGAATAAACTTTTATCGATACCATGATCACTTTGTATTCCTTTGTACATTTGAAAACCTTTTATTTCTAGATGACCCATTACGATAGAAGCATCTGTAGAATCTATCATACCCTCAGTGTATATTTGATTCTGTGGTGTAATCCATGGTAAAAATAAAATATCTAGTCCACCTATATTGACTTCAGTTGGATCTTCATATATTTTAATTTTATTTGATCTACCATCAATTAGTTCTCTTAAAGAATTTACATCATTTGTATTTTTAAAAAAGATATCATGATTACCAACAAGACAATGAAAGTCTAACTTCAAATGATTTATAGGAAGCATAAATCTTTCTCTAAACTCTTTCGCAGTTTTAATAGATACATATTTTCTTCTATCCATTAAGTCACCTAAATGAATTACAGTTTTGATATTGTGTTGTTGTAAATAAGGAAAAAATATTCCCTCATAGAATTGTAACATATATTCTAGAAAAAAAGAATTATCATTTCTTGCACCAAAGTGCGAATCACATAATATAGCAACTTTCATTAATCTTCCATAAACTCCTCAAGACCAGACGGTTGTTGTGATTTTTCTTTTTCTTTTGTTTTGTAAACTGGTTCATCAGGTAACATGATAGTAGGATCAAAACCATGAATACTATAATTTGTTGAATCCATTGCCAAAGTATCGTGTGTTCTATATTCTTCTTTCTCAATTATTTTATGTTTGATATGTGTTTGTTTTTTTTCTTTTTGAATACGTCTAATAAACGCAAAGTATATTATCTGAGTAAAATATGCAAAAGGATTATTAGATTTATTTGGATCAAAATTATATACGTATTGTAAACAATTTTCTATGCCATCTGATATCATCTCATCTCTATAAGTATAATTAATAAAGTTAGGTCTAAATGATAATCCATTTGCAATTTTCAAAAAACACTCGCCAACATAATCAGGTACAGGTGGCATGTTATCACCAACTGCATCAGCATCTTTACAATCCTTTTTAAACTTTTTCATTTCTTCTAAAAGTTTTTTATTATCTACGTAATGTTGTGGATTTTTCTTAGTTCTGGCCATGTAATAATCTATCACTTTATGGGATAAATGTCAATCAAAAAAATTTTATTTACCCTTGACTTTATTTTTTAAACCTGTATAATCAGGCTTGTCCTGTATGAGTTAATGAAGTATCTTTTTCTTTACAGACTTTGAAGGTTCTAAACTTTCAAGGTATCTTCTAACTTCATCTTCATCATAATCTTCTCCTAAATCTTTTGCATCCCAATCATGAACTTTTAGTTCAGTTTTTACACCTTGATCTAGTTGTCTTCTATAAAATGTTTTCATACCTTCAGACGCAGACATTATTGTTGTGATTGAATCTTTTCTTACTTTGCATATCTTTTGTTCACTATAAGGATATAACCATCTTGATAATGTTAACGATTCAACAATACCTTTTCTTGTTACTCTTGGCACTGTATCCATTTTCATTGGGTTTTCGATAGATAGATAATCACCTGAATCTTTGATAACATCACAAATCACTTGATCACCTGAATTAAATTTTATTATTTGTTGTGTCATATGTTTACTGTGTTTATCCTATATGAGAAACTTTCCTCGTTGTATATATTTATTCTTTCTTCAAAATGTAATAATGTAAAGTTCTTCTTACCTTTGTATGATAGATCATCGCATATGTCATAAATTAAAACGGAATCTTTATTTGTGGACTTACGCAACCCACGGCCAATTGATTGTAACACACGTATTCTGCTTTTACTTGGACTTGCGAACACGATGTTATTAAGATTAGGAATATTAATACCAGTAGAGAAAGTACCATACGATGCAATGATGATTGAATTATCTGAATTGTTAACAAGTTCTCTAACCCTCTCTCTGTCTTCAGCACTTGTGCCTCCATGTACATAATGAGTATTATCACCTTTCATCATATCGTATAATACATTACCATGTTTTTCGACTAACTGAAATAGACATAGAGTGTTGCCTTTCAATCTTTTACATAAATTAATGATGAACGTATTTCTTTTATTGTGACTTACAAGAAAATTTATTTCTTCAGAATATTTATGATCTTTAATTTGTTTACTTTCATCCTCACCATATTTAAGCACGATACAGTTTGCATCTAATTTTGCCAATGTTTTTTTATCCATAAGTTCTTTTGTGGAAATAACTTTTTCTACCTTTCCAAATAAACCTTCCAAAACTAATCTGTGTGTTTGTGTTCCGTCAAGTGTACCAGTAAAACCAAAACGATAAGGACAATCCTCTAATTTTTCCATGATGCTAGTAAGTGACTTTGCTTTAAACGTGTGTGCCTCATCACCAAAGATACATTGGTATTGTTCAAAATATTTTTTAGGAAGTTTGTAAAGCGATTGCCACGTAGATATCACTACAGGTTTATCTGTTTGTTTATCATAACCTGAATAAACTTTATGTATGTTATCATCATCCCAACCATATGATATAAAATCACTTGTCATTTGTTCTACAAGCGATGTCGTTGGAACTAATATTAATATTTTTTTGTTCATCATTCTATAATAACGAACTAAACAATAGATGATAAAAGACTTACCTGATGCAGTTGGTGATAAAAATAATCTTCTTGATTTTTCAATCGCAGTGCATATTGCATCAAATTGATAATCTCTTGCTTCAAAAGGGATCTTCAAAGACTTAACAAATCCATTCACATCATTTACATTTATCAACTTTTTATCTTCTACATTTTCATGCAAAACATATTCTAGTTCATTATTTTTAAAAAAATCTTCAAGATATGAAAGTAATCCAACATAAATTTTGTTTGTTTTTTGTGAGAATAATCTAATCTTACCATCCCACATTCTATTACGATAGGCAGGCATGAATCTTGCACCAGGCACTTCAAACTCAAAGAACGAACTTAACTCTCTTGAAACATGTGGTTCACATTCTACCTGAAGGTAGACATCATTTAGTTTATGTACAAAGATCATACTTTTTTTAGTGCGATGAGATTGTTTTGTATTTTATGAACTAAGGCATATTCAAAATCATATATCCATGAATCAACAAATTGATTTACTTCTTTTAAATCATAATCATGATACAAAATTAGTCCGTCATCATTTACGTTTGACCAAAATGACATTGTATCTTTTCTAACTGCATCAAAATGATGATCACCATCAATCAATAATAATCCAAACTCTTTTCGCAATACTGTTTGATGTGAATCTGCCTGAATAAAATTTAATCTCTCTTGATAGTCTTGTGGAATATAATCATAATATTTTTCAAGTTTATTTTTCATATCGATTGACCAAACTTGTCTATCTGTATCCTTTGTGGCATCTAAAAATGCAAAAGTAGAACCACCCATACCTATCTCAAGTATGTCACCTTCAGTTTGTTCAACCATTTCATAGAGGAAGTCAACTTCCTCGTTTCTCATTTGTTGAACTTTACTAAACCATTCCGGCTTCGAACTTTTTCCACTCAATTGCATTTTTTATATCCCACCCTCTAGACTGAATTGATTTCAGAACATAATCAATGTATTTTACAGTAGTTTCTAAATAAACTATTTTATTTTCTGCATCAATTATTTCTTTATCAGATTCTATGTAGATATGTAAATCATTTTTCAATACTTTGAGATCAAATGGTTTTGTGACATATATTTTTGCGTCTGCTTTTCCACCATAATATTCCCATTTTTCTTTATATAAAACTTTGTATTCACCTTTTGCTTTTGCAAGTAAAAAATCAAAGTTAGTTTTATAATCTATGAACTTTGCATATAGTTCTTGGTTTCTCAAAGACTCTGTATCTAAGTGATCTTTATCTACGGGTAATTGTTTGTAAACGATTTGTTTTAATTCATCTAAGGTCATAATAAGTATCCTAACATAATATTAACTAAAAGTCAATTATAATGTAATTATTTCGTAATATTTATATGTAAATTCTGATGTCGCTTTTATGTAAGTAACATCTGTTTCTTCTTGTGTAAATTCTAATGCAGACAACGTTGTTGGATATAAATCCTCAAATCTCACCTCAACTAACGGATTGTTTTTGTTTGATAAAATTGTAAGCGTTGCATCAGAAAACATTGGATTAGCAGGTGTTTGCAACTCAACTTTACCAATATCATTTGTCGTTCCACCTCTTGTTGTATTTGAAGTATTTGATGTTGTACTTCTATGTGTTGCGAATTGTTGTCTTGATTTTGGAAATCCGATTGCCAACAACCAGTTATGAAGTTCTATGTAGTTTTCTAAATTTTCTGAGACTTGAAATCCTATTGATAGATTATCAAAAGTAAGTTCGTCTCCTTGTACAGGTATTGGTTTGAAAGGTGTAGGAAATATAGTTTCACCAAGACTAATGCCAGGTAGATTGCAGTTTGTTACAAAGAATTCAACTTTAGGTAATTGTGTTATTGTAAATTTAAACTGTGTAGGACTAACATAGTCCATAGTCGTTGGTTGTCTTTTTACTGTTGTCATAATATTATTTAGTAGAAATAAAAAAGGGGGCCGAAGCCCCCTCTTAATTTTATGATAGTAAGATTACATTAAGTTTGCAACTTTAACTCTTCTGTAGTATTTGTTAGAGTTAGCATCGATAGAGATCGCACCATCTGTAGATGCAGCCACTTTTCCTGTGTGGAATGGGTTTGCAGCGATACCATATCTTGTCTTAAAGCCAATCTTTGGTTGGAATGTGTTCTCACCAACTGCTCTCACCATTTGTAGTGGAACATATGGGCAATAGAACATACCAGCATCATAAGGTGATGTGCCTTTGTAACCAACAATGTAGTATTGTGATGCAGATACGTTTGCAGCATATGGATCTACATACACTCTGTATCTACCGTTTAATACACCAGCGAAAGTTGTTGATGTATCATCTACGTTTAAGTTAGTTGATAATGCAGGTGTGTAATCTAGAACACCAGCCATTTGTAAAGCAGAAGCAACGTCAGCAGATGTAATGATGATATTACCTTTACCTCTTCGTGTTTCTTGTCCGATTGCGTTTGCATCTCTTTCAAGACCGAAAAGAAGTCCTTTGAACTTTTCAACTGACCAACGACCGTTTGAGTCTGTGTCTAAGTCAAAGATACCTGCGTTTGTTGTGTTTACTTGAGCACCTTTTACAGCTGAGAAGTAGATGTTTCTGATCACTTCTCTGTTGATCTCTGTTAAGATTTCTGCTGATAAAATGTTAGCAAGCTCTGTCTCTGCATCTAAACCATGGATTGCTTTTAAGTCTTGTGCAAGTTCCATTGTGTATTCTGCTTTTAAAGCTCTTGATACGGCAGTCACAGTGTGCTTCTCGATTGAGAAAGCCATTTCTGCGAAAGCATCAGCGGTTGTATCACCTAATGCTTCAGCCTGTGCTGTTGTCATACCAGTAGCAGATGTGTAAGTTCCAGCAGGTGAATCGTTTAGAACAGCAGGGTTAGTACCTGACTGATCACCAGCACCTGTGTCGCCTGCAGCGTCTTGGTTTGATAGAAATGGAATTTCCTCGTCAAACAACGCTTGTGCGCCTGCTTGTGATTTTGCTCTTGCTCTCATTGCAAAGATAAGACCTGTTGGGCCAGTCATTGGCTGAACACCACAGACATCATACGCAATAAGATTTGGCATTGATTGTCTTACTAATGAAATTAGGATTGGGTCCCAATTGTCAATTGAAGAACCAGTTGCGTTTGTTGGTGCAGCTTCACCTAAGAACGCTCTGTCTTCTCTTAACGCTTTTTCTTGGTTTTCCAAGATGACAGTAGTAACAGCTCGTCTGTAGGCATCATCAATTTTTGGTAAATCGGGATGCTCAAGGACTGGCTGCCACTTTTCTTGTAAGTTTTTTGTTTGAAACATTCGTCTCTCCTCTTTATCTCTTACTATTTATTATTTCGCACTCTTGACTGTTCTGCCAATCGCAGACATATAGGCTGCAATTGAACTGTCTTCATTCAAGTCCTCTACAGCGGTGCCAGTTTCTACTTCATCATGTGTTTCGGTTTGAACCTTCCT